TGGTTACTGATGATAATAACCATACATTTAATAAATATAAAATAACATTTCAAGATAGTATGAATACTCATGATGGCTATATTGCACAAAAAAATTGTTCTTTTACAATATATAATCAAAGTACATATAATTATTATCCATATTATATAATCACACAAGGATATTTTTTATATGGTGATTATGAAATATATGATGATAGAATTGAATTAATAGATATGGTTTTAAGTGGTTCTGATGTACAAGATGATTTCACTATAAACATAAAGAATAAAGATGATATGACAATGAATTGTAATATGATTTCACCTTTTACTGAACAAAATGTAAATATAAGATTTAATAGATATTAATAAAAAACCCCTTACGTAAGGGGTTTTCTAATTAGAAAAATCACCACCTTTCTTTATTTTCTTGGGTCTTCAATTTGTTTATTAGTCCACTCACTTAATTTCTTAATAGAACTTCTTATAATCTTACTAAATATATTATCACCAGTAATCAAACCAACATTCTCACAAATTGAAAACATTTCATGAGCAAGAATTGAGAATGCTGCTAATCTACTTATCCATAAAGCAAGTTCAGGAGTACCTAAACACACCATAGGAATTGCATATAAAGCCATTATTAATAATAAATAATATGATGTTTTTACAAATGTTCTTCTTAATTTTCTTGATTTTATAACTTTCAAATTTCTCCAAAAACTTCTACCTTCTCTATATAATTTCCAATCACGGTGTATTGCTGTAATCATATCAAGTGATGTTATAATTATAATCAACCAAAGTATAGCATATATTGGTGAAAAGATTGTTATAATACCTGTAAGTGCTAATATAAGTTCATTTTTCATATTTAATGTTTTATTTTATATTACCAACATATTGGTAAATCTTGAATATCGTCTGGTATTTTATCATTTAAATCATCATTACCACTATCAAATTCTGAAAATAAAGTATTGTTTTCAAGTAAATAATCATATAATGTGTTTAATCCGTCAACCATTTCTTCTCTATATACATTTTTCCATGAGCCAAGTTGTTCTGGTGATATAGATGTTGTATTAACAGAAGCACCAGCAGTAATACCAATATTACTTACTTGTGAATGTATATGTTCTACTCCACAATATAATGTTGCTTTCATTAATGGATATGAAATATAATCATCTACTAATGTTTTATAATTTGCATATGTTGAACCAGTGATTGATCCATCATCAATTATAGTGTAAATCTTATTCAATAAATTAGTACCAAGTTTTCTTTCAAGATATAATTTTTGCGCTGTTAAAATAAAACTATTCATTCTCTTACTATCTACATTATTTCTTATATCAGAATTTTGTTTAATATAATCTATACTTATTATTTTAGTCATTTTTAGTAGGTTTTATTTTTATACCTAATTCAGCAAGTATCATTTCATCTGAAATCGCATCACTTATTCTTTGTTCTGATATGAACGAAAGTACAGAAGGCAATTTGTCTTTTATAGCAATTCTTGGATAGCCATTAAAATCATTTATTTCATTAACAGCATCAACAATCCATTTTCTTTTTGTTGATATTTCATTCTTCAACCATTCTGCTTCTGCACCAAGTAAAACATCTTTACCATCACTCATACCAACTTGTGTTTCTAAATTTGTTAATATTCTTGGTATACCAGTTGCCATAGCAATTTTTTCATTTAATGTATTATTTAAAACTTCAAATTGTTTATCTATATTAGATGTTTCTAATTGTGTTATTTCAGGTATACTTTCCTTTGTTCCTGTACCATTAATAATCATTTTTGAGCCTGTACCTTGTGGTCCTTTTTTACTATCTAAAACAGAGGATATTTTTTGTTTAAATTCAGGACTAAACGCTTGTGGAAAACTTATAATTAATCCTGGAGATAAACCATTTTTAACATTTGCTAAATGAAAATTAGATATTTCATAATCAAGAATAGCAAAATTTAAACAACTCTCCCAACTTATATTTGTATAAAAGTGGTTAAGTGGGTTATTTTTCTTAAAATAATACAATTGAGCAGATGTAGGATTTTCTGGATTGAAAGTCTTTACTTGCTTCGGTGTATATTTATATTTATCATAACCATTCATTTTAGACCATTCACTTGATAGAAAATAATTCTGGATTATTCCATCTCTCATTTTTTGACCACTTCTTACATTCGTTACTGGGATATAATACATATTAGCAACCTTATTTCTATTCTTTGTATATTCAACAGAAAAACTAAAAGTTGTTAATTTACTTGTATCTTCAGCGATAGAGTTTATGAAATTTTCCATTTTAACACCTCTACTTGTATAATAGAAAGGGTGTGTTTTATCAATTTGTTCTCCAGTTTCTTCATTTATAATCTGGTCACCAACTATTCTTGTAATTTCTTTATTTAATATACCACCTAATAAAGGTGAGTTATTAATAAAAAAGTTCATTTTTTCTGGTTTTAAATTGTCAGTACCCCAGTTAACCCAATCAACTTTACCATATTGAAATAAAGGTTTATCATCTTCAAAGTATTGATTTTTTAAATTTGTTATATTAATTTCTTGGAAATCTTTATTTAATGGAGTTGTTCCTTGTGTTATATTTCCGTGAGCATCATATATTTCCATTTTTATTCTTTTTATTTTTATTATAGATTGCCTCTATAAGTTGTTTGATTTGTTGAAACATTACCTTTATATACAACTTCATCACTTGTTCTAACATCAGCAATCCATACTTTTCCAATCTCAATATAATCTTGTGATGTTGAATAATTAACTTTATCATTTATATCATAAGATCCACTCACATAAGTTTGATATATCTTATATTCATATTCATTATAATTAAAGTTTATTGTGCCACCAGTTAAGTTTTCTGCAGCAGTTGTTGTAACCAATGTTATATTAAATATATTACATCTATTAGTATATGCTGATATATCAGTAGCAGTAAAATATTTACTTTCACTACCATCACTATAAAATTTGAATATATATGATGCACCAGTTATTGTTGTATTTTCAGTTAATGTTAAAGCAATTTGTGTTGTTGTTCCTGTATTTAATACTATCATTTATTTTAGTTTTTATTTTAAAAAAGCCCGAAACTTTTACATAGCGGGCTTTTCAGTTCCATTAGAAAATAAAAGAAATATATTATATTATGCTTCGTTTATTACTGCTGATATTGCTGTTGAAGCAATTTCATATACTGTATAAGCCTCTGCGAAAGAAGTATATACTAATTCAAAACCAGATAAATCTGTTCCTTCTACACCACTCATTTCAGTTGCTGACCAATATCCACCTTTTCTTGTACCGAAATGGTAATATCTTCCATTGTTTGCTAAAACGATTACAACGGTGTTTCTTTTAATTAAATTATCAATCTTATATCTTGTTTCACCATCCGTTAAAGGAATAGAAATTGATATAGTTTGATTTAATGTTCTACCTAAAGTCTTACTATCAAAATCTCCATTTACCTCATAGTTTCCACCATCTGGTATTTGTATTTCTTGATATAAATCTTCTGTTGTTGAACTTGATAATGTTATACCAGTTATTGTATGTGTAGTCACATCAATAGCAAATCCATTTGTATCAACACTTCTATTTATATTGCTTTCAGGCATAACATATACGGTTGCGATACCAGGTATTCTTACTTGGCAATCGTCTCCAATATTTATTGTTTGTAAATTGTTACAAGACATTTTATTTATATTATTTTTTTAATAAGTAGGGTTTTTACACCCTACTATTATATTTTTTTAAATTTTATTAGAAGTTACAAACTACGTAAATTACTTCTTGATAAGTTGCTCCATAACTAGCAAATATAGTATTTCTATATTGTTTATAGTCAGAACTATATCTAAAATCAATTTCATTTTCAAAACCTAAAATATTGTATATATAATGAAGATTTTTCTTCGGTGTTAAAATCATATAATCTGTTCCTGTTAGACCATATACACCTCTAATTTCAAGTTGTAATGCACCAGGGTACATAAAACTTTTTACTGTTGTTCCTGGTGTTGCACCAGCACCTTGTACCAAGTTACCATTATCAATCAATGCTGCTCTTAACATTAAGAAATTAGCATTACTCATATACATTACTAAATCATCTTCTTCTAAAATATCTTCTGGAATAAAAGTTATATGAGAATTAACTGCATCAATTATTGTACTTGCTGTGTAATTATAACCAGTTGATCCTGAATAAGTTGTATCTACAACTCTATTACCATCTAATGCTAATTGAGTAGTTAAACCAGAACATTCAGTTGTTGATCCATCACCAACGAATAATTGTTTTGCTTTTGCCTTTTGTAAAGGCTCAATAACAACATCGTTTAAAAGTGTTTGGTATGAACCAAAACCTGTTAATTCACCACCTGGTAAGTTTGAGTTTCTAACCCATTTGTTTTCAAGTGTTGATTTATTCCAACCTGTTTCACTCATTAATCTCTTAATAGTGTAAGATTTAGCTGCGAAAGTTGTTGTAGTTGCATCAGAGAAGATTGTGCCTTCATTTAATGCTGCCCAATCTGCGTCTGTATAAACATTTGTTAATTCAACCGTATTAGATACGTCTGCTATTTGGTTCCATTCGGCTGACAC